TTTCATAAACTGTCTAAACGTATCTAATTTGAATCTCATCTCCGAGTCATCATGCCATATATTTTCATGGTCTATTTGATCAAATTCATCAGCAACATTTGTATCTTCAAGAAACTTTACCATTCGAATATTAAATATTTCTTCACGTTCATCTTCACGATCTACATCTTCCATATCTTTTTTATTCGTCACTAAGTCTTCTAACCAATCTCTATATGGGTCGGGATCTCTTTTACTAGGTTTTAATGGTCTCCATATTATATCGTGAGCTAATAATTTTTCACCAAGAAGCTGTTGCTGATAAAGCTGCTTAGTTTCTAATCGAACCATTTTGCCTTGTATAGGTAATAACCAATAAGGATCTGGGTATGTATTAACTTTGATTAACTTACCAACTTCAGGCATCGCTTCATTAATACCTATGCCAAATTTTCTTTTTGCACATTGCCTAGAACCATTACAAAATGATCTAGCTATGGATGTTCCACATTTATAACTGTAATCGTGTTTACCGACTTGTTCCATAACTTTATTTAATTCTTTAGGATTCAAAGGTGGCACGCATATTTTTTTATTCAAATCTCTAATCATTTCTTCATAATAATCCTTATCAGGATTTATTTTCTTAGCCAATATTCCTACATTGAACATAGCATCGTTACGACCCTCACCCTCCTGCACTTGGTTCTTCACGAATTTATTTACGCAGTTAGGCCATTCTTTGTTTTCATCATCATTAGATGTTTTTAAATCGTAGAAATGTTCCTTTGTAATAATAAATTTTTTTGCATAAGTTAAATAATCTGCATATTTTAAACTGTTTCCATCATCATCCATTGCACAACGTGTAGGAAACTTTGCATTTTGATATGGTAAATTTACAAATTGCCCCAACTGTTTTTTCTCCCAATCGGGATCTGATAAATCTACTTTGTCTTGTGCTGGAAATATATCAGTTGTTTTATCATTTACACCAAGATCTGATGCAATCATAATTAATTTCTTTCTCATGTCTTTGGCAGGAACTTTATGTGATAAATGTAAAATTAAATGTAATCCGTTTGATTTAGATCTATAGGGTATGAATGGATATTTTCTATCTCTTATTAATTTAATAAACTGTTTGTGATTAATATTATATCTATCAACGTCGATGACACCCCAACTACAAGTGCTGTCATCACGTATTGGAATAATACCGGTGTAACTTTTACCTTCAAGGTGATCTAACCATTCCTTATCAGTAATGTTAGTTTTTTCTGTCCAATGTTTATATTCTTCTTTACCCCTTGAGTTTTTTTGACCCAAAGGTTTGGACTTACCATAATAACTATCAGTTCCCTGGAACAGCTTTTTAAACTGTTCCAAGGTTTCTTTAAACTCCATAATTAAAATGGTGTTTTTGCCTGTTGCTCTTCGTTGCTGTGTTTAACTTTGACAGTGCCTCCCATGACAGATTGTCTAAACTTAGCTGCTCTTTCAACTAAACTTTGACTCTCGCATGTTCCCTCTGAAGTTATTTCCCAGCCATACCATGAACCTAAATTATTTTTCTCAAGAACAGTTTTTAATCTGTATAATTGAGTAAATGGTGCAGGTCTGAAAAAACCTTTGCCATCTTTTTTAGGTACTTGCATTAAGTTCATCATCGAATTCCACTTTTTAGATTTTTTTCTTTGAGTGGATTTCATAGTAATTAATGCCTCTGATGCCATTGCATCTTCACAAACAACTACATAATGTGATGCAGTTTCTTCAATGTAATGACCGTTTTGTAATCGATCTTTACCATCATCACCTCTTGTTGTTTTACTCATGATATCACTATCAGCTGAATAAACATTTCGTGGCGCAGTGCTGCCTTCTTGGCCTCTATCTGCCCATTCAATGTATTCAAACTTATAGAATGCAGGTATAACTAATATACCCTTCACACCATCATACAGTTTATCTGTAACTGTATTAATGATCATTCCTGGTCTTGCCTCTGCCATAAACTTTGGATCACCTTGTGTTACTTGTGGTGAAAGTTGTGACAATATTTTTAGGAACGGTAATTGTAGACTTTTACTATCAATGTTATCGAAACCTTGATCTGCAAATTTTTCAATATCCACTGTTGCCAAAGCGTTGCTCGGTTTTACCGTAACTTTGTTCTTTACTGACATGTTACTCCTTCGTTGTTAGTTTTGCTTTATTAGCGATATAGACACCAAATAAATCAAACGGGAGCTCCTTACCTTTTTCTACTTGTTCTCTTACGAAAGCTTTTAAAGTCATTGGTTCAACCTTTTCTTTCTTAGTGTATCTAAAATTATTTTCTTCACACACAGAAATAAGTTTTGCAACCAGATTGTCTTGTCCTTTATTAAAAGATGCTGTGACTTGATTTTTAATTAAATCTTCAAACCCACCATCTCTTAACCAAGAGAAAGCTTCTTGAGTTCTAGACTCAGGTATTCTTGCAGCATAAAAAGGTTTTACTTCGACCTTACTACCATCTGATAAAACAAGTGCATTAACTCCTGCCTCTTGCATAAGCTCAGGCACTTTTCTTTCAACATAGTCTCTCAGTCTTTTCTTCTTTTTTGCTAACTGCTCTTCGTCTAGTTCGATTTGTGTTTCTAATTTTTTCATTTCATTACACGCATCTGTGATAGATTTCACAGAAGACTGTTGAACTTCTAAATTAGAAAACTTTTCGATATCCATATCTTGAATCAGACAATACTTTTTATTATTGAAAACGCAAGTATAAAATTATATAAGATATTAGATGTGGAAATACCCGTATAAAACTCCTCCCTATGGACATCAAAGGGATGCACTGAACTTATCTGCGAATCAAATTAATTACGCATATTTTATGGAAATGGGAACAGGTAAAACTAAAACCACAATTGATAATATAGGATATCTTAACCTAAGAAAACAATTAAAAGCTGCATTAATAATTGCACCTAAATCTGTGTATTCTGTTTGGAAAAAAGAATTAAACGTACATCTTCCTAGTATGATTGAATATTCTTGTCATTTATGGAAACAAACTACAAAAAAAGAACTTAAATTATTTGAAAAATTTGATGGTTTGAAATTTTTTATGATTAACGTTGAGGCTTTATCTACAAAAAATGGTTTAAAAGCATGTGAAGAGTTTTTAAGAAATCATCCTAATAATATTACAGTAATTGATGAATCGACAACAATAAAAAACCCAAAAGCAAAACGAACAAAGAACATTTTACGATTAAGATACCTAGCGAAAGTGCGCCGTATATTAACAGGATCACCAGTAACAAAATCTCCATTAGATCTTTATACACAATGTGCTTTCTTAGATCCACGATTATTAGGTTATAAAAGTTATTATGCTTTTCGTAATAGATTCTGTATATTTGATGAGGTTTATGTGGCACAAGGAGAGACTGTTAATGTGCCTGTAGGCTATCAACATTTATCTGAATTAGAGCAAAAATTAAAAGAATTTTCATTCAGAGTAACAAAAGATGAGTGTTTAGATATTCCTGATAAAATATATCAAATTCGTTATGTTAAACTTGAAGGTGAGCAAAAACGTGCTTATGAAAGTTTGAGGCTTAGAGCCATGGCTTTGTTAGAGGAAAGCACAATATCAGTGCATAATAAATTAACAGAACTATTAAGATTGCACCAATTAGCAAACGGCCATTGTAAAGACGATGCTGGCGGAATGCTGCAATTTGAAAACCCTAAGTTAAAAGCCATGCTTGAAATATTAGAAGAAACAGATCAAAAAGTTATTATATGGGCAACTTACATACATAATATAAATGAGATAAATAAAGCACTTTCTGAAAAATATGGCAATGATGCTGTCGTTTCTATGTATGGTGCAACTACTGTAGATGATAGAAATCTAGCAGTTGAAAGATTTCAAAACGATCCAAAATGTAGATTTTTTGTAGCTAACCCAGTTACAGGCGGATATGGACTAACCTTAACTGCTGCGAAGTATGTAATTTATTATTCCAACAATTACAACTTAGAAGTTAGAAGACAATCAGAAGATAGGGCACATAGAATAGGACAAACCAAAAACGTTGTTTATATAGATATTATGGCAGAAAATACTATTGATGATAAAATTGTAGTAGCTCTAAAAAATAAAATTGAACTCTCTGCAAAGACTTTAGGTGATAATCCACAAAAATGGCTGATTTAACCTTTTTTTTGAATTTTCTTAAATTGCTCTAATCGATGTAAAAACTTATCAGCGTATTCACTCAAAATAGGCTCTGAGAGCTTAAATTCTTGATATTGTAGTCCTCGGGTCGCAATAGAGATTACACCCTGCTCTACGGGCCCGTAATGCGTTTTATGGGCTAAATAATAGGCACCTAGTTGATGTTTATAGTCATCAACCCACTCTTCTAATTTTGGCTTATTTGCTTGCTTAAAATCAACAATTGTTGGCACTTCCCCTACAACTGCAATTAAATCCGTGGTTCCTGCATATTCTTGATTATATGCTAATGAAACCTCATTACCCCAGACCTCTGTAATTTTAAGGTTTTCCTTAATAATTTCTGCCATTTTTCTGGGTAGTTGCCCAAAATCTGTGGCGTTAAAATATTTTTCATTATTATAATAATATTCCAAAACTTTGTGCATCTCAGTGCCTACACTAGATGCATTTTTCATAATTCTATCAGCTTCTTGATTACCTACTCTTCTACGCCAGTCATCTAAACCTTTACTATTTTTAGTTGCACTTAAGATTGTTGTAACACTTGGTACAGGTGCTTCATCTACAAGATATTTTCTACCTGTTTCTGATTGGAATCTATTATGTTTTTTATATTGATATTTTTTATTGATTCTGACCACACTACTAAGTAGCCAATAAATTTACTAAAGTCAAAATAATTGCACCCATACCAGCTACTAATGCAACAAAAAACCAATTCACTTTTTGTCTTACATCATCAAGACCTTTGTGCATATGATCTTGTTGTTTTTTTAAGCCAGAGATATGTCCATACAAAGCAATAATATGCTCACCAGTAGTTTTAGGATCTTTACCGTTAGCCACGTTCTCTCCTTTGTGCTATTGCTGCTGATGTTGTATCAAACGGAAATAGTGTTTGAATTTGTTGTGCTGTTTGTTGTCCGGTGACCGGTGTCTGTGGTGTTTGTGCTATAGGTTGTAATTCAAGATCACCTGTAACAGCTTGTCTATCTGCGTCCTCATCTCTTGCAACTTCATCTACAAGTGTCTCCTCTTCATTTTGTACTGTGCTTCTTATCACAGAAGCCATCTCATTATCGAGATCTACACTACCAGAATTATTAGTAAATTGTTGTACAAACATTGTTTCTACAGTTTCTTTAGGTAAAGTTTTATCATCATATCTAGGTTGTGGTATGCTGTAATCTAAACTCAACAATCTATTTGTAATATCTTCTTGATTAATATCATCCGGATCAACTGTTGGAATATCTTTGTCTTCTTCATTTAAATAATTTAGTAACCTTGCGAAGGCTTCACGTTTTTGTGTTAGACCTAATCTTGTAATTCTTGGGTTAATAGATCTACCTGTAAAGTAATCTCTTCCTGGAAATAAAGCCCTTGGTGTACCTCTTCCTAGTTTTTCACCCCTTAATAATTTTATTTGCTCTTCAGGTAATAAAGCATCGTTCATATATCTAAGAGCGACAGGATCAGAAAGAATTTGTCCTGCTCTCCTTGCTAACAAAATTAAAACAGCTGGTGCTAGTGGGTTAGCCATAAATGAACCACCCATAACTAAACCACCTATAATACCTCTACCACCAGATAGAGTTAATCTTCTTTGTAAAAATGTGGAAGTGTCTGATAAAGGTACATCAGAAATAGCTTTCATGTAATTTGTAAAACCAAAAAATTCATTAGCTCCATTTTTACCTAAAAGTTGTGTCATCTTAGCTCTACCTAATTCTTCTGTAGCTTCACCAATACCAAGCTTATTTAAAAATTTATTAATATTAAATTGAGCAAAGTCATTAGGACTAAATCTAATATCTTTAACATCGTAGATACCGTTTTCTTTCACAACTTTTGATATAGAAAAATCACCAAGATCCTCTCTACCTTGTCTTGTTAAAATCTCCATTGAGTCTTGCAAGTATTGACCAGGAAGCATCTCATCTCCAACATTTTTAAAGATAGATTGTGCTTGAGGTGCTGTAGCAGAATCAAACGAATCTAAGAAAGTATTAAACAAATACCTTGCTTTCGCAGCTTTTAATAATGCCTTTCCACCCTCTGTAGCTTTAATACCAAGTTCTGCAGATCCCTCAGCTCCAATAAGTTTTGCAAATTGTTCTAAAGCTTTAGGTGAGTTACTTTGAAATACATCTCTCTCTAATGTTTCAAATAGTTGATCTCTAAATACAGCTTCTTTCCCATAGAATCCTTGTAAAGATTGAGATGTAAATGCAGATCTGTCAAACTTTTTAATTATTTGTGGAACCTTTGCTCTTTGATAAAAACCAAGAATTGATGAATATGTTTTGTTTGCATCCAATAGCTTATCTCTTAATTTTTCTGCACCTTGAATTGATTTATTTATGTATTGTTCAGCTAAATCAGGACCACTTTGTTTTGCTATCGTATCGTAAGTTGCTTTAATACCTTCGTCTGCTAGTAAAGCACCTTTATTAATGTTTGAACCAAAAGCAGCAAAGTCATTTTCTAATGCTTCTCTCATTACATACATTTCTCTTTTTAAAGTTTGATAACCTGTCCCTTCTATTGCTCTGTTTAACATTGTCATCACACCTTTATATTGTTTTGGCGATATCGCATTATCACCTATCGCTACCATAGCTTTCATAAATGTGTTTATTGGGTCTGAAGCGTTTGTTAAAATTTTATCGATGTCTTTTATTGGTATGTCTCCTACTTGATCAACGTATTGTGCGAATCCAGGATACTCATTTCTGAATCTTTCTAAAAATTCTTTTGCAGCAGCTTGTGATTTCTTTAAAGTTATTATAGATGGATTACCTACTGCATCAGATAATGCGTCGAACGCTCCATACTTAGATGCAATTAAGTCTACATTATCTTGAAAAACTTTATTTACTTGCTTGTAAACAGAAGATGACAACACACTTGTTTTCATTAAAGGTGCATATGTTGATATATCATTTAAAAATACTTTACCTGCTGCTTGCTCAGCACCTTGTAATGCATCTCGACCTATTGCTGAAACAAATGGAAATACACCAACGGTTTTAAAATATGTTTTACCAATATTACCTAAAGGTCCAACATCTTGTTTCATCGCTGATAATAAAGGTATAGGTAAACCTTTATCTCTTGCAAATGTAGCTAATTCTTTTTGCTCCTTACCAACAGTACCAAATAATTTTCTACCTAGTTTACCTAATGGGCCAAAAATAAAAGGTGTTAAAGCTGCAGCTCCCGCATTCCAATACAACGCATTTTTCATGGCGACACCAGCATTAGTTAATGTATTTCTATCTACTTCACCAGGAGGTATTTCTGATAAATCATCTCCTAAAGCTGAAGCTATTGATGTGCCAGCTGTTTCATTTAGTAAATCATAAGTTACAGCTCCAGCTCCTGCACCCGCAGTTCCGCCTAATACAGAATAAACTTCTGCTCTACCTAATGGACTTTGTAAAACTTTACCGGGTACATCTCCCACTCTTGCTAATAATTTTAATGCACCACCAAATAATTTAAATCTTCCTGGTAATCTATCTGCAACTTTTGTTGCTGATTGTAAAAGTTTACCTGGTCCTTTTTGCCAAAGGTTACCACTTTTAGCTGCACCAAAAATTTGTTTACGCATAGCAACGTAAGGGTATATACTACCAGCAACATCTCCAACTAATTCATAAGTAGGTTGACCAACACCTGTACCAGCTTTCAACGGATCTGCTATAAAAGTTCTTTCACCAGCTATATCAGATGCAATTTTATCTCTTTCAGCTTGTATCATTCCTGTTGTAGGACCCTTAAGATCACCACGTTCAATTAGAGTATCTATAATGTCTCTTTGTTTTCTTGTTAGCTCACTAGGAACCAAAGTTTTATCATCTAATTGTTTTTGTAATTGTTCTAAAGTAGCCATTAATACTCCTTCAATAAATCTTGTGTGCTTTGATCAGCATAAGGGTTTCTAATAGTTGGTGCTTGTTCCGTGCCAGTAATTCCATATCTAGCTCTATAGTTATCAATTGTTCTATTATCACCACCAAATGCATTAATGTAATCAAATTCAGCTGCCTGTATATCTTTAATTAGAGTATTATTTACAGCTTCTAAAGCTTCTATTACTGATTTTTCACCTCTTAGTAATGGGAATACATTGACAAGTTTAGCAGCCATTTGAATATCTTTTTGAGTTAATCTATCTTTAGACTTCAATGAGTTAGCTAAGGCGTAAGTTAAAATTGTTTCATTAATGGCTAATTGTTCTAAATCAGCACCCGTGCCTTTGAAAGCTCCTAATTGTTTCAAAGTTTTCTTAAAGTATGAGTCTCCTTTTCCAAAAGTATCTTCGAATACTTTCGTTGCTACTTCCTCATCCACATTATTATCTTTCATGTAATTTTGAATATATTGATTTTTTAGCTCTGCTATTTTTTTCTTACCTTCTTCTCTACTTAAAAAACCAATATTAAAATCAGCTAATGCATCACCTAATCGTTTACTAAATAAAGCTAATCTTCCTACGGGACCTCCAGTGACATCATCACTTTTTAAAATATTGATTGAAGCTAAACCTATTTGATATGCTTTGTACTTACCTGACAGATCTCTTATAGTTTTATCTCTTTCAGTTTGACCTTTAGAGTGTTCAATAAATTTGTTGACTGAATTAGCAGGCACGGGCGTAAAAATTTCTCTGCCGAATTGATCAAATTGACCTGTAGCTACGCCAAACGTACCATTTTTATATTGAACACCAACAATATTTCTTGCTTGGTTGTTTGCGTCTTGTATTTGAATTACACCAAATTTTTCTATGTCAGGTAATTTAGATGCATCATTTCTAGATTTATTTTCTTCAGTAACAAGCTCTAAAGCATCACTCATTAAATTGTTCTCTAATTCATTTTCTTTTAATTTAAGAGTTGCGTAATTTGTCATTGCAGGTCCTATAGCGTTACCAAATACTTCTAATGCACCTCCTAATCCTTGTTTTTGTGTTGTGCCACCTAGTAATCCTTGCGCTAATTGTGCCATAAAAACTAATTTTGCATTTGATGTTTGACCTTGCATTAATTCTTCTTTAATTAATCTTGCTTTAGCGATAGACTTTTTAAAATCATCATCTAATTCGTTAGTATCCTTTTGTAATTTAACATCAGCTTGACCTGCACCTTTTTTCTTTTCAGGCTCTGACACTGGCGCTACAGGTTTAGAAGCTATCTCACCAGCCTTTAATGGTGGTTGTCCCATAGGAGCACCTGGTTCAGCACCGACTGGACCTCTTAATCCACCATCAACTCCTGCACCTATTGCATTGTTTGATGCTACTTCAGTGATATCAATTACATCTGTTTTATTTTTACCTGAGCCTAATTGTTCTTTTCCTGTAGCTGTTAAAACATCAGGTTTTGTTGTTCCTGTTAAAGCTACTTCAGAACCCTCACCTGTGGCTGCTTCAGCTAAAGCTTTTTGTCTTTCTCTTTCTTTTTTTACTGCTCCTCTACCTCTGGGTTTTGTGGGATCTAATGGTTCAAATAAACGTGAAGTATCAATATTTGCTAATGGTTCTCCACCCAAACCAGTTATTTGTCCTGCAGTAGTGCCAAATTCTAAATTAGGATTAAAGTTATCTCTTCTTATTTTATCAGCTAATAAACCTAAACCTTTAAGCCCTAAATATCCAGTACCAATTACTCTTCCAATTGGAGTCACTCCTGCAAAACCGGCTAAGGTATTTATTCCTGTAGCAACTGGTCCGGTAACACCGAGTTTATTTAATATATCACTTGATAATTGATATGTTCCACTTGCTCCTAATAAAGGACGTATACCAAATTGACCTTTTAAAAATCGACCAGTTCTCTGCATTGCAGGTCTAATATTTCTTCCAAAAAATCCTTGTTGATTGATAGCTAATGGAAAGTTTCTAGCCATCTGTCCTGTTGTATTTACAGTTGGGGGACCAATCATCTGACCAAATTTAGCTTTAACAGGTTTCAACACACCTTTTTTCAAGGCTTGTTGTCTAAACAAAGGTCTGTTTAATACATCGTTTAATGCCATGTTACCTTCCTGGATTGTTGCCAAAACCTTGGAAAGCTGTAAACGCACCCAAACCTGTACCTACAGCTTGAGCAAGTGGACTTGTTTGTGGCTGCGTTGATGCTGTAATCGTCGATTGTGATTTTGGTCCTGCTGCATAAATGTTAGATAAAAATTCTGCTCTTTGGAACGGTTCAAAAGCTTGTTGCAATTGTGATTGCCTTTGTGCATCTAAAGTTTGTTGAGCAAGTTGTCTTTGTAAACCGCCAGCTGCAATTAATTGTTGAATATCACCTTGTTGCTGTCTTTGTAATGCAACTCCTAAATCACCCAAAGTTCTTTGTTGTTGTTGAGCTGCTGCTAATGCTCTATCAAAACCTTGGGCTTGGGCTAAACCAACTTGGCCTAATCTTGCTCGCTCTAATTCTGCTTGTGCAACACCTTCTCTTCCACCACCAAATGCACCTGCTCTTACAGCTCTTGCTGCTAGTGTGTTTTGCGCTTGTTGCGCTTGTCTATTTATTTCATCAATAACTTGCGCTTGAAAAGGGTTTTGAAATTGTGCAATGTTTGGTGTTTGTGCTGCTAATAATTGTGCTAGCCCAGTTCCTGTTTGACCAGCTTGTGTAAAACCAGTTTGTTCTAATTGTGAGAATGGTGCAACTCCTATTGCAGGAATAGCCACTGGTTTATCGGCAGCAGCTCTCGCTAGATCCATTAACTCAATTTTTCTCTCCTCTATACCAGGTGCCTCTCTGATTACAGAAGTTTGAAAAGACTGTCCTCCTCCAGAGGGTGATGGTGCTGGTTGTGAGCTTGATCCTCCACCAAATATACCTTTAACTATTGATCCCATTATAAATCTCTCTCCATTTGAATATGTTTAACTTTCCAACCCCATTTTTTTGATACTCTAGCCCAACCTGGTCTGCACCAAAAAGATAGTTTTTTACATCCATTAAGTTTAGCAAACTTACTAACTGTTGACACTAGCTTGTCCTCCCATAAGTGTCTTTTTTTTCCTGTAGCAATTATGGCCTCTAGCTGACTATAATTTGGTAATGCTGCTATTCTAGTTACCATAAGTGCAAATACCTGATTTAATTCTTCTTCATCATTACCAAAAGCCAAAAATAATTGTGCTTCGTCTTTTTTAAGAAGATCCTTAATGTGATGTGCTGATGCAAAACCACCAGAGTATTGTAAAGCTTCAGAGATCATAAAATCACATAGTGGCCAAAACTTATCTATATATTGGGGTTCAACAGATAATATATCTACTTGAGGTTTAATTAGCTTTTGCTTTTGCATCTCTACTTCCTTTTAATAAATCAAAAACTCTTTTGTATCGTTTTTGTTGTTCATAGAAGTATGAGGCACCTTTTTCACGCATGTCTTTGAAACTCTC